TTTACTAGTATTGTAGTCAGCTTCAGCATTCATATATGCTCTTTCATATAAGGCAATCTCTTTTTGAAGTTCTTTCTTTTTTCCTTCGTCGATAAATTCTGATAGATTAGAGTCCTCATTTATGGTACCCAAAGTTTCTTCTAATTCTCTTTTTTTCTTACCATAGATTTCCATGTAAACCCTATTTTTAGCCATTTCACCTAATTTTTCGGCTTTTTTAACTACTTCACTGTAGCTCATTTTACCTTCTTTTTTAGGTTTCATTTCTTCTTTTTTCATTTCCATTTCCTCCTTTTTGGGTTCCATTTCTTCTTCCATCTTTTCATCTTTTTTTTCTTCTGCTAAAAAAGCTTCAAATTTGGTTTCGTAATTTTCTCTTGTACGATCAGCAAAAGGATTACCTACTGAAGGTATTCCAGCTACTGCTTCTTCTAATAATTCTTTGAGGTCGTCTGATTTACTCATTTTATTTTCTTTTAAGTCTCCGTAGCCGGAGGATTTATGTTTTCCTGTTGGTTCTTTACTATTTTCTAATTCTTGATAACCTAATCCATCTACTTTAAAAGCAGCATTTTTAGTATAAAAAATAGGGTCTTTTTCTAAATTTTTAGCAACTATTTCTTTTGCTTTATCCATAGTTAACTCAGGATCTTTTTCCATTTCAACCCTTAAACCATTAAGGTATTGATCAAAAATCTGGTTGTTTAAGTTTTTAGGATCCTTATAGTCATAACCAGCAATTTCTGCTTGGTTTACTTCTTTAGTAGTTTTTTTTTCGTCTGCCTTAGCTTCTTCAGTGATAAATTTATCAAATGAAGAAAAGGGATTTAAACCTGAAGAGGGTATTAAAGGAAATATATTTTCACTAATTACACTACGCTGCTTTAATAATTTAGCAGTTTGGTTAAATGTAGCAGCATTAGGAACAATATTAGGAAACAATCTCTTTGCTTCCTTTAAAAACACATCTTTGTGTCCTTTTCCTTCTTTAATTAAATTATATTGTTCTTGAAGTGTTTTCATGGTTATAAATATCAATCTTTATATAAATCTACATAATCAAAACCTTTTGATTTTTTTCTTAAAGCTTTTTGATTAACTGGTTTATACCCCATTTTAAGGTATTGGTTATCGGGGGCAGGAGAACCTGGCTTTCTAAATGCATATTTAGTTAAATATCCCCCAGCTGCTCCCGAAGTAGATATTTCTGAAACTGCTCCCCTAACCATAGCATATTGATCGGGGTAATTATTTCTAAAGAATGTTCTGAAGTCGTTAAATGTTTGGGCTACTTGTTTGGCTTGTGCTTTGTAATCGGTATCACCTCTTAAGTCTTTTTGGGTACTTAAATCTTTAGCAATTGCTTTGGCATCCCCTAAAGTATTAAATAATTCTACAAAACTAGGAAGTTTAATAATAGCATGAGTTATTCCTCCTCCTTCACCCCTTTCTTCAGGTTTATTAGCTTTAAAATAAGTATCTAAATTTTGTGAAAAAAAGTCATCTTTACTAGTAGGACCGTACTTATCCTCAATTTTTTTGAGGAACTTAGGATTTAAATCCGAAGGTTTAATAGTATCTCTCTTTTTCGCCATTACTTTACTAGGGCTAATTCTTCTGTCAATTGGTAATATTGAAGAAGATTAATTAAATCATCATTACTAATGCGAGAACCCTTATCAATTTCTTTAAGTAATTTAACTACTTCTAATAACTTAATTTTAGTAGCGTCGTCTTTTACTTTTTCAGCTTGTAATTTAAGTACTTCTTTAATTTCGTTTATTTTATTATTATAAATTTCTTTTAAACGAGGGGTATTATCAATTGAGTTCATAAACTCTTTAAGTACTTCTTTTTGTCCCGAATTTAGGTTAGAATATTTACCATTAAATTTTTCAAGCATTACCTTATAAGTAAGCACTCTTAAATCTTTATCATATTTAGCAAATTCTTCAACTAAATCTTGTTTAACCTTTTTTTCACTAATAGGACGTTCAGATAAAAATTCTAGTATAGTAACTTTATTATTTATTATTTCTTCGGTTTCGGATAGCTTATCCGAGTTGTAAATTTCTATTAACTTGTAGAAAGCAGCATACCCCTTATAATTAGGTACCTGATGTCTAAAAAATTCATTAATATTATAGTGCTTGCGGATTTCATTAATGAGATTATATTTTTCTCTTCTTAAAGCACTTCTATTCAATTTACGGGTAGCTTCTAACACTGTATTGAGTGTGACTTCTGCTTTACCTTCGGTTAAATTTTTAGTCTTGAATAAAGTTTCATAAAGTTTATATTCTTTACCCAATTCAGTTTTAGCAAAGGATTTTTTTAAAATATTAAGTGAAGGAGACTCCCCCCCACTTAAAGTATCTGCAGTGATTTGCCTGACTAATAATTCAAATAAAAGACCCGTATTTTTATATTTGGAATGTTTGATCTTCATTTATAGGCTTTTTTATAAATATATAAGGATTTTCACTTCTTAAGTTGTTTTTCATCTAATAATGAATCTTCTTGTTCGAAAACCAACTGTTTGCGATTTACTGGAATCCTTTCAAGCATATCTTTATTTTGTAAGTAAGCTGTTTTTGCTTCTAAAGCCATAGGAGATCCTCCTTTATATGTGGGTTTAATTGAATTTGATTCATTTTCATCACCTTTCATTCTATTAACCCCTAATCTATCTTTACCAAAATTACCATCTTGTGTATTAATGTTTGAAACTTTTTCTTCGGGGCGACCTAATTCTTTTTCATTATAACCCGCTGGGACATTATCTGGTTCATCATAATATCTCCCCTTACCATATAGTGAAGCTAAATCGTGGGGGGTGCCATATGATTCTCCAGTTTCTACGGGGTCGTTTCCTTCTGCTTCGATTTGAGCATTACGGAAAGTACGTTTAGCATCTTCCCTAACTAAATCTCTAAATTCATGATATTCATCCTCACTAAAGTGGAACAAATGGTCATAAATAAAGTCAGAAGGGAATAATTTAGTTTCCTGCATCTGGGATGCTAAATCTAATTTTTCTTTCATTAATGCTACTCTTTCTTGTTCGTAAATAATCGAAGGAGTAGTTAAATTAAGTTCAAAATTAACTAAATCATCACCATCATAT